CATCACACGCTTTGCGAGAGTTTATACACCCATTGTGGTTTTGCTGGCGGTTCTGGTTGCGGTTCTGCCGCCGTTGGCAGCCGCTTTTCCGACTTCCAGCAGAGCTTTTGCCGCCAACTTCGCGCCGGTTACGACAACGTTGCCCAGCGTTTTCGCTGCTCCTGCCATAACCGACAGGAACGTCTGATTCTTGCCCGACGCATCATCAGCGCTGCCACCCAGTTCGTCCAGCGAATCGCCTGTTTCGTCTGCTGCTTCGCCGTATTCATCCAGCGCGTCCCCAGCTTCGCCGACCGTATTGCCAAGGTCATCTGTTGCGTCCGCGCTTTCCTGCGTTGCTTTCTGCGCCTCCGCAAGCGCCGTCGAAGTTGTGTTGATTTCGTTGGAACACTTGTTGAGGGCTGTCTGCGCGGTTGCCAGCTTGATGCGGTACTGGTCGGCTTCTTCGCTGTTTTCGCCAAACTCCTGCTTTGCGATTTCCAGCATTTCGGATAGAATCTGCACCTTTTCCCGGTGTGCATCCTGCTGCTTTGTCAGCGCTTCCTGCTTCGCCGAGAGTGCTTCAATGCTGTTCTGATTCGCGCCATAGGCAGACGTTACGGCATCCATCTCAACCTTCTGGACACGCAGTTCACGGCTGATGTTTTTCAGCGCCTCGCGATAGGTCTGCTCGCCCTCAACGCCGACGCGCATTTTCAATTCAACAGCCTTCGTGCCGTTTGGCATGGGTTCACCTCCCTTCGCGCCTTATGGGCGCGGAATGTAGTTCAGTCGCACCGTCTGTCCGCCGGATGCGCGTGCAGTGTGCTTTTCGCACGGCTGATTTGCCCGCATCATTTCGCTCAGCAGGATGCAGATGGCACGCGGTGTCATCTCCCAAAACGCATCTGTGCTGATGCCTAAATCAAGCGCATGATACATCAGCCACGCCCAAGGAAAGTGTTTGGCAGCATCTTCTTTCCTCGCGTGGCTCATCAGTTTCCCAGTTGTTCCGGGTCTGGCAGTGTACTGATGACGGACTTCTGGATAACATCGCGCAGCTGATCGATGCTGTCATAGGTGAACAGGTCGTCGAACGTTTCAAAGTCCATGTCACAGCCGCCCGCACGGAGCGCACCATAGACACACGCCTCGATGGCGCGGTGTTTCTGGCGCTGGAGTTCCGAAAGAATCTCCATGTATTCTGCGTCGCGTCCATACTGCTCTTCGTACACCATTTCCGTATAACGCGCCTGCCGATTGCCCCATTTGAGCGTATAGGTCTGTCCGTCAAGGGTAATTGTCTGCGCTGGCGCAACGAAGTCACGACCGCGCACCACCTTTTCCATCTTCACATTTTCCATGATTCAAGTACGCGCCCGGAAAGCAAAATGCAGACCGGGCGCGATTCCTCCTTACATTTCAGCCTTTTCCGCAGCGGCTTCATAGACGGTCTTGAACCAGTCCGTGATTACGCTCTTCGGAATCGTTTCATCATCGCTGTCCACCACCATGCCAAGGGCATTGTCATAGATGCGGCGGTCGCATACTGCTTCCAGCGTCGGGGTCTGATATTCCGTCGAGCCAACCTTGTCGGTCTTGCCGCTGGTTTCGTTCTCGCTGAACTGCCCCTTGTAGAGCCACCAGAGTTCCTTTGCACCTGTGTCCTTCGTCCGGCAAAGCCCAATCGCGACGCTCGGTGCATCCGTCGATCCGTCAAGGATGGTGACACCGTTCTTGTCCTTTTTGCGGCCGAGAACGTAGTCCTTCATTTCCGGCGACACGGTATCAACATTCGCCTTGATGCTGTAAGCCTTGATGCGCTTGGAGCGCCGCACAACACGGTTGGATGCTTCCAGCGTTGCTTCCGCGTACTGCGGCGTAATGGTCACTTCAATGTATCCGAACGGATTGGTCCCTTCCGGGTCCAC